CAAGCAGTTCAAGAACGGCATGATGGGTACTGGCGTACTTGGTTTCGACGAAATCAATATGTCGCAGTCCATCAAGCAGTTCACCACTGGTTCGCGTACTGCAACTGGCGGCACGACTTCGGCGGCTGTTACGACAGAAGGCGCAACCACCATCGCCATCACTGGCGCTGGCGCGGCTGGCACTGTAAAGGCTGGCGACGTGTTCACTGTTGCTGACTGCTATGCAGTTAACCCACAGACCCGTGAAAGCACAGGTTCGTTGTTCCAGTTCGTTGCTCTTGCAGATGTCACGCTTAACGGCTCTGGCGCAGGCAGCATCACTGTTGCTCCGATCTATTCGGCTGCACACGCACTTGCCACTGTCAACACACTGCCCGGCAACAGCAAGGCTGTAGTGTTCGTCGGTGCGGCTTCTTCGCAATACGCGCAGAACCTCATCTACCACAAGGACGCAATCACCTTCGCAACCGCCGACCTTCTGCTCCCACAGGGCGTAGATATGGCTTCGCGTCAGGTACACAACGGCATCTCGCTCCGCGTTGTTCGTCAGTACGACATCAACAACGACCGTATGCCTTGCCGTATTGACGTTCTGTATGGCTACAGCACAATCCGTCCGCAGATGGCCGTCCGGATGTGGGGTTAATCTAATAACGGCCCCCGGTTCGCTGGGGGCCACATTTTTTTTGAAGGATTTTTACAATGGCTATTCTACCTAATGGCGCCGGCGGTTATCAAGTTGGTGACGGCAATCTTGGCGAAGCTACACTTTCAATCTCTAACATCCCTACCGCGTATACCGCAGCAGCAACACTAACCACTGCCGAATTGGCTGGTGGCCTTGTTGTCTACACTTCGTCTAGCACGGCAGACCTTACACTCCCTACGGTCGCCGTTCTTAACGCTGACCTTAGCAGCGCAAAAGTAAACTCATCGTTTGATGTTGCTTTGGTTGCTACCAGCACTGGCGTACCTACTATCGTAGTTGGTACAGGCTGGACGTTGGTTGGTTCAGGCGCAGGCGTTGCTTCTAAGAGCGTATTGTTCCGCGCTGTTAAAACTGGCGCTGAAACGTACAATCTGTACCGCATCGCTGGCTAATAGGTTTGCCCCGGCTACGGTCGGGGCATCCTTTTCAGGAGAAAACTAATGGCTAATACAAAATCTATTGGCGTTGCTTTCCTCGATCAAGATATTATTGGCGCACAATATCTCTTGAGCGATGAGCAATTCGGCTACACCGCCGCAGCACAAGGTACAGTCACGCAAGCGACAGATAAGTCAACTGCCGTTACGCTGAACAAGCCTGCTGGCCGCATTACCATGAACAACGCGTCTTTAACCACTGCAACTAACGCTACGTTCACGCTGAACAACAGCTTCATTTCTGCAAATGACACTGTTATTCTTACTATCTCTGGCGGTCAAGCTACCCCCGGATCATACAACGTGTTTGCAAACGGTTTGGCTGCTGGCTCTGTCAGCATCAGCCTACGCAACATTTCTGGCGGTACGCTGTCAGAAGCAGTAGTGATTAACTTTGCTATTCTGCATTGCGTCTAACTAATTTGGGCGGCTTTCGGGCCGTCCATTTTTAAAGGTTTTTTATGGCTGCTATCTATCTTGTTCACGAAGTCCACGGCGCAAAAGTCGCTATTTCAGAAGAAGAAGCGATTTCTGATGAATATTTTGGTTGGGAACGCTATAATCCTAATGCGCCTGTAGAGGCGCCAGTAAACGAAATGCCGGTAGCCAAAAGCCGCCGCAAAGCGCAGGAAGACTAACCAATGGAAACGGCTGGGGACATAATCAACGGTGCGCTTAGGCTGCTAGGCGTTCTGGCAGAAGGCGAAGTTCCATCGGCTGAAACGTCGCAAGACGCATTGCGCGCCATGAACCAGATGATTGATAGCTGGAACACAGAGCGCCTGTCCGTTTTCTCGACGCAAGACCAAGTGTTTATGTGGCCCGCAGGCCAGCTATTCCGCACGCTTGGCCCAAGCGGCAACTTCGTCGGCAACCGCCCAGTGTTGCTCGACGATAGCACGTATTTCAAAGACCCCGGAACCGGCGTCAGCTACGGCATCAAATTCATCAACCAGCAGCAGTATAACGGTATCGCGGTCAAGACCGTCACATCGACATACCCGCAAGTCATTTTCGTCAACATGACGTTCCCTGACATTGAAATGTACATCTATCCGCGCCCGACGCGCGAACTGGAATGGCATTTCATTTCGGTTGAAGAACTGACCCAGCCTGCAACGCTGGCAACGCAACTGCATTTCCCGCCCGGCTATCTGCGTGCGTTCCGTTATAACTTGGCCTGCGAAATGGCACCTGAGTTTGGTACGGAGCCTTCCGCACAAGTCCGCCGTCTGGCGATGTCGTCGAAGCGTAACATCAAGCGCATCAACAACCCTGATGACATCATGTCGATGCCATACAGCCTTGTAGCGACACGCCAGCGGTTCAACGTCTACGCCGGGAACTACTAATGAAGACGCCGATCCTTGGGTCGGCGTATGTCGCTAGAAGCGTCAACGCCGCCGACAACCGCATGGTTAACCTGTTTCCTGAGATTGTCCCTGAAGGCGGCAAGGAACCAGCGTTCCTTCAGCGCGCGCCGGGGCTGACTGCACTGGCGACTATCGGCATCGGTCCGATCCGCGGGCTGTGGCAGTTCGGCAGTTACGGCTATGCCGTCTCTGGTCCGACGCTATACCAAATCGACAGCAACTGGAACGCGGTTGCTAAAGGCACTGTGGGCGGCTCTGGCCCTGTCAGCATGGCTGACAACGGCACGCAGCTATTCATCGCTGCTAACCCATTAGGTTATATCTACAACGCCAGCACCGACGTGTTCCAGCAGATTACCGACCCTGACTTCCCCGGCGCAGGCACGGTCGGCTACATCGACGGCTATTTTGTGTTCAATGAACCCAACAGCCAAAAAATCTGGGTTACGCAGCTGCTTGACGGCACCAGCGTTGACCCGCTGGAGTTTTCCAGCGCAGAAGGCAACCCAGACAATGTGGTTGCTATTTTTGTTGACCACCGCGAAGTGTGGGTGTTCGGCACTAACTCGACCGAAGTTTGGTACGACGCAGGGCTGCTCGACTTTCCGCTGGCCCGTATCCAAGGTGCGTTCAACGAACTGGGCTGCGCTGCCCCGTACAGCATCGCTAAGATGGACAACCAAGTCTACTGGCTAGGCAAGGACGCACGCGGCCAAGGCATCGTCTACAGGGCCGCTGGCTACATCGGTCAGCGCGTGTCTACGCACGCTATCGAATGGCAGATGCAAGAGTATGCCGACATCTCAGACGCGACCGGCTACACATATCAGCAAGACGGCCACAGCTTCTACGTCCTGAACTTCCCCAGCGCCGACACCACATGGGTCTACGATGTCGCTACCGGCGCATGGCATGAGCGGGCGTCGTTTGCCAACGGCGACTTTAACCGCCATCGCGCCAGCAGTCAAATGTTCTTCAACGCCACTACGGTTGTCGGTGACTATGAAAACGGCAAGATTTATGAGTTTGACCTGAACGTGTACGCTGACGATGGCGCACCGCAGAAATGGTTACGGTCGTGGCGCGCGCTGCCGACCGGCGCTAACAACCTCGCGCGTACTATCCAGCACTCCATGCAGCTTGACTGCGAGACAGGCGTGGGCCTGAACACCGGCCAAGGCAGCAACCCGCAAGCCATGCTCCGCTGGTCGGACGATGGCGGCCATACATGGTCCAGCGAACACTGGAAGTCGATGGGACAGATTGGCCGGTCTGGCTATCGTACCATCTGGCGCCGCCTTGGCGCGACGATGAAAATACGTGACCGCGTCTACGAAGTGTCAGGCACCGACCCTGTACGGATTTACATCATGGGTGCTGAATTGCTGCTCAGTGGGACAAGCGCCTAATGGCGCTGCCGCCGATCAATCCTACTCAGCTAACGCCGCCGCGCGTGGCTCTGATCGACCCACGGTCAGGCGCGATTAGTCGTGAGTGGTATCGGTTCTTCCTGTCGCTGCTGACAGCTACGCAGACCAACCAAAGCGAAGTCGAGGTAGCGCCCGACACGTCGTCGCTGTTGGCGACCTACGACGCGCTGTTGGAGACGCTGGCGCAGACCACAGAGACGCAGCCTGACGGCGCGTCCGCGTCTGACTTGGCTGTGGTGCAGAGCAGCCTTCAGGCGCTGGCCCTGTCACCACCGCCACTAGATGAGATAGCCATACGGGCGCTGATACCCGCGTTGACCGGCCCTGTCACTAAGACGGCTGACTTCACGGTCGCGTATAATGAGACATGGATCATCAACAACAAGTCTGGATCGACTTGCGTTGTCACGCTGCCAGCCGCTGCGACCAACGTCGGGCGCTATCTTACGTTCCAAAACAACCAAGACCAGAACCTTGACTCTGCGTCCAGTAACGTCGTACCGCAGGGTGGTGGCGCAGCCGGAACGTCGATTTTGCTTAACGTGTCTGGAAATTGGGCTACCCTAGTGTCAAACGGCACAAATTGGGTTATTATGCAAGCCGCTTCGTTTAACACTTTGCTGTATTAAGGAACCAGATATGGCCGTAACCATTAGTAACATCATCCCTGCCAAGACGGCGGAGAACGCGCAAACGAC